GTGACTGCCAGCTTTGGCATACGTGGCGCTGACAAGTTGATGAACCTGAAGAACGGTAAGTAACGAATGGCAGTAAAAGACGACACTCCAATCACTAGCGGTTTATTTAGTGGTTTTGAGATGGGCGGGGGTGGATACGCTCCGGGCCAATTTTTTCCGCGTCAGGTAGACTACGGAACTAAGCCCTCTGATATAACTGCGGGTATGGAAGTTCGGGGGTTTCAGGAATTAGATAAAACCGTTTTACACCAAAAAATTATAAGCGGCGATATTCAAATTCTTGGTGCAGACACTATTCAGTACGAAGGAATAGATGTTCCTTTAGCTTTTATTTATGGTGCTTTGCCAGAAGGTGCCGCTTACTACGAAGTGGGCGACTTGGATGGAGACGGAGAAAACGAAGTATTCACTGCTAGAACGGAACAGGGCGGCGGAGAAACAGTAATTGACGTTAGGTCTGTAATTTCAGGAGACAGTGGTGCTGAAGTTCAAACCGTAAGTTACGACGATTTTATAGCTAAACAAGAAGTAGCAGTCATTGACGACACTCCTTGGGTTGACGTTGTTTTTGACGACCCCAGCGCCGCTGACGCTTGGCGAGACGTATTTAAAGAGTTAATTTCTCACGTTGAAAAACAACCCGGAGAAGACAGAAAACCCTTTATTACTACGATCAACCAATTTGGAGTATTAGTTGGTAAGTTTTTAGATGGCGAGGCTACCTTAAGAGACTTAAGAGATTTTGACGCCGGTATTCTGGCAGGCACTACACAGTGGGAAGACGTTTACAACAGTGTTTTAGGCGAAGTATCTATTTTAGACGAAAACGCAGACATAAGGGAAATACTGCGTCGTAACGGCTATGATGACGAAACCATAAACGAGATTCTTTCTGCCGAAGTCAACAACGATAGATTCACAGGCAACAACGTATTGTCTAATGCCCTGTGTGAAATCGGGTACAGTAACTGTAGTGATTGGGGCGTTACTGCTGTTAATCCTACTGGCGCTGATTGCATGAACGAGGACGGTGAAGGCACTTATCAAAACGGTGAGTGCGTCACAGATACTTCTGAAAACAGCCTTTGTTATAATATAGAAAACGGTGTTAAAGTAGAAGGTAAAAGAGACGCTGACGGACAGTGTATTTCTCTTGATTCTACTGGAGAAGACGATGGATCTACTGATGCCGACTGCTCTATTATTACTCAAGAAAACGCTGACGAATGTGGATTTGAAATTGACGAAAACGGAAACTTACTAGATAAAGACAGGGACCCTGATTCTATAGACGAAGACTCTATAGCACCTTTTTACACTAATTGCGGTGGTGGTATTTTTGCTCACCCAGACGCTGAATGTCCTGATTTAGAAGGATCAGGAGGAACAGACGGCGACCCGTGTACTATTGACGGAAAAGAAGGAACAATAGAAGACGGTGTTTGTGTCCCTAATGCAACCTTACAAGACTTAGTAGACGAGTTTGGCGAAGCCGCAGTAGAAACAGCACAGCAAGTATACGACTACGTTAAGGATAAATTTGAAGAAGTTATAGACGATCCGCTGGGTGTTTTACGAGATATTATAACTAGCGGTGTTATAATTGACGACGAAAGGTGCTGGACACCTAAGACCGATAACCAACACGGCCACACTGATTGTGCTACTGCAGGAGATCCAGAAGTAACCGGCGACGTTTGCTGGAAAGACTGTGTTAACTTAATAGGAGTACTTGGTCTTCCGGGCATACCCCTGCCTTCCGGCATCGGTGAGCTAGCTACTGTTAGGGACCTAGAAGACTTTTTAAAAGGCATAGGAAAAACTATAGGCGAGTTTATAGAAGATCCTAAAGGGACCGTAGATGGCTGGATAAAAGATTTAATTGAAAAGATTAAAGGACTCTTTGACGTTGACGAAAACGACGCAAGTAAAATTATTGATTGGCTAAAAGGAATCTTTGGGGCCGCTGTAGGCGCTTGGGTTTGGAACCAAGTGGAAGAGGGTGTTACGGATGTATTTACAAACTTAACTCCTTACGGTCTTTGTGAAGACGGAGAAACACCAAAAACAGAACCCGGTGGGCGAGATTGTCCCCCGCCTTCATTTGACTGCTCTGTAGTAGGTCTTTCTGGAGGAGTAGTATACAAAAAAGACGATTGCGGAAATCCTCTAACAGACTGTGCCGACCAAGGTAAACAAGGTGGCTTGGTTGAAAACCCAGAAACAGATTGTGGACCTTGCTTAGACACTCACGTACTAAAAGACGGCAAGTGCGTTGAGTGGGAAGATGACGGGCCTACTGAACAACAGTGTGCAGAACAAAACAAAGAACACATACCAAGCCCTGCTCCGGGAACTAAAAGCGCGTGTGGCGGTTGTATAGATACTGATACTTATCAGTTAGATTTAGACGGAAACTGCGTTCCTACCCCAATTACCTGTGATCCTCCACAGGTTTTAGATTCTACTGAAACTCAATGTATTGACCCTGTAGATTGTGTAAAAGGAAACGCTTGCGAAACAGAAGATAATAAAACTGGTGTATATGGGGATGATTGTGAGTGTATTCCTGACTTTGTAAACCAAGGGCCTACTGCCCAGCAGTGTGATGATTTAGGTAAGTTTCACATTGCCGCAGACCCTGCAAACAACAAAGACAGCGAGTGTGGCGAATGTAAACAACCGGGGTACTCAGCAGAAAGTGAAGACGCACCTTGTACACAAGACATAAGAATATGTGAGGACGAGCAAGAGGCAGACCCAAACAAAGGCTGTCCAGAAGACTACTGTGATGACGCAATGACAGTTCCGAAAAACGAAGACGGAAGCTGTCCAGAAGTGCCGCCAGAGCCTTGCCCATACCCTAACCAAGAAAGGGACAACGACGGAAACTGTAAGTGTATAGAAGGGTTTGTACCAACGAGGGGAGGAGGCTGTATTGAAAACCCATACTGCCCTAATGGTACGCCTAAAGCAAACTATGTAGACAGAAACTGCGACGGTGATTGTAGGAAGGGCTACGTAAAGATTGATGGAAAATGCGTACCTGAATGTAAATTCAAACCGGGAATACCGGCTACTGATGAGGCTTGTCAGGAAGACCCAGAAATAGACTGTACTGATCCAAATTTATCTGACAATGATAAAGTAAAATGTAAGTGGGTTTATTGTCCGGGTGCTCCGGGTGTTTTGTATCCACCGGGAACAGACTTAGATAAAGTTTGTGCAGAAGGGCCTGATGAGTGTGAGCAAATAAACCCAGCTACGGGAGAACCTTCTCCTAAAGATAACGAAGGACAGTGCATAGATTGTACAGATTCAAATAATGCTTTAGTGTGCGGTTGGTTTGATTGTGGTGATAACGTTTACGTACCAACGAAAGACGATTGCCCAACTGATCCACCCCCTAAGCTTTGCGACGATCCTAATGCCACTGGATCAGACGAAAACGGAAACTGTATTTGCGAGGAGGGTTTTTATCCTTCCAGAGACGGTACAAAGTGTATTCCTGACAGGGAACCTCCTCCTCCTGATAAGTGCGATGATCCTCAAACAGACGAAGATAAAAAAGACTGTAACTGGGTTCAGTGTCCTAACGACGGTTCTTGGCACCCACCGGGATCAGACCCAGAAAAAGTTTGTGCAGAAGTTGTGCCTCCTGAGTGTTTAAATCCACAAACAGACCAAGACTATAGAGACTGTGGCTATCTTCAGTGTGGGCCAAATACGCCAAACGAAGGGCAATGGTTTGAAGAAGGCACAGATATGAAAGAAGCCTGCGGCCCTGAAATAATTGATGAGCCTTGTAATGACCCTAACTCAACTACATACGGGCAACAAGGAGAATGTGGTCCTTGTAAGGACACCTTTGAAAAGCAAAACAACAAATGTGAATGTCCTCAAGGAACTACACAACAAGGGGACAGATGCGTACCTATTATAACAGAAGAGTGTCAAGATCCTAACTCAACTACATACGGAGAAATAGGCGAATGTGGTCCTTGTAAGGACACCTTTAAAAAGCAAGGCAACAAATGTGAATGTCCTGAAGGAACTGTACAACAGGGAGATAGGTGCATATTTATTGGAAACCCCTGTGATGATCCAGTTTTTGCTAAAAAACATCAAGACAAGTGTGGTACTGTTGACCCTTGTGATCCTATAACTGACGATAACGCAGACAAATGTGGTTACCAAAAGTGCGAAAACGGTACTTACGTTCCTGAAGGTCAACAATGTTCAACTACAGTAGAACCTTGTGATACTATAGACGCTACTAATGCAGAAGAATGTGATTACAAGAAGTGTGACGATGGTACTTACATTCCTAAAGATCAACAGTGTCCAATTACAGTAGACCCTTGTGATCCTATAACTGACGATAACGCAGAAGAATGTGGTTACAAGAAGTGTGACGATGGTACTTACATTCCTAAAGATCAACAGTGTCCAATTACTGTTTGTGACAACGGAGCAACAATAGAAAGCGGTTGTCAAGTTTGTCCAAGTGGTCAAGACTTTGATGAAGACGGTAACTGTGGTCCTATTGTTGAGCCTTGTGATAGCTACGATTACGCTTCAAAGAATCCGTTAGAGTGTAACTGGTTTGAGTGTCCTGACGGTGGCTATGCTCCGACTGAAGCAGACTGTGAAGACACGCCTGATCCCTGTGATAGCTACGACTATGCTTCACAGAATCCGTTAGAGTGTGGGTGGGTAGAGTGTCCTAACGGTGGCTTTGCTCCAACACAGGACCAGTGCGAAGTCGTTGTAGAGTGTGATGATCCTACGGCTACTAACTACGGTGAACAGGGGCCTTGTACTTACGGCCCTGACTGCAACGACTGTACTTGCGCTCAGTACGCCGAAGAAAATCCAGAGGAGTGTGGCACAGCGCCGCCTCCCCCGCCACCCGGAGGTGGTGGTCTTGGAGGAGAAGTAAAAACAGGGATGTTTGGCGTAGAACCAATGAATATCTCTGGAGATCCACAGCTTTTGGCAAAACTAGAGTTTCCGATAGTTGATTACTTATCTGAAGCTATAAACAAAGACGCTAAAAATAATTTGATGCAAGGTATGCTAACAGGAAACATAGTATGACGTATTTAGACATAGTAAACAACGTACTGAGGCGTCTGCGGGAAGACACAGTAACAACTATTAACGCTAACACGTACAGCACTATGGTTGGTGACTTTGTTAACGACGCAAAGCAACTCGTAGAAAACGCTTGGGATTGGTCTAATCTCAGGTCTACCCTTACGATTACTACAGCGGCTGATGACTACACGTACTCGCTTACGGGTTACCAAGACCAAGGCAAAATACTAAACATGGTAAACGATACGTCTAACACCGTAATGGAGTACAAGCCTCAGACTTGGTTTGACGATAAGTTCTTGGTTAACACGCCTACATCTGGTGCTCCTCAGTACTACACGTTTAGCGGCATCGACGGTTCTGGTGATGCACAGATTGATGTGTACCCTAAGCCTGACGGTGTGTACTCTATTAAGGTCAAGAGCGTCATTAGAAACGTGCCTCTGAGTTCTGACAGCGACACACTGGCTATCCCTAGTCAGCCGGTAATACACATGGCGGTAGCTCTGTTAGCCCGTGAACGTGGCGAGACAGGCGGTACGTCAACACCAGAGTACTTTGCTATTGCTGACCAGTATCTGTCTGATGCAATTGCACTGGATGCACAAAAGCACCCAGAAGAAACTATCTTTTATACCCCGTAGGAGTACGTATGGCACAGCCACTACAAAGCATTAACTTAGTTGCTCCTGCGTTCAAAGGGATCAACACAGAGGATTCTCCGCTTGCACAGGATACGTCTTTTGCAGAAGTTGCGGATAACGCTATTATCGACAGACGAGGACGTTTAGCTTCACGTAAGGGTAACTCCGTTACAACAACAAACAAGACTGTGTTGGGTACTGACTACCTCCACAACATACACGAGTTCTACGACAGTGCCGGTAACGAGGTAATTTTTAGTACTGGTAACAACAAGATTATGACAGGCACAACTACACTGGTTGACGCTACGCCGGGGTCATACACTATTAGTGCTAACGATTGGAAGATATTTAACTTTAACGATCACGCCTATTTCTTTCAGCGTGGCTATGAGCCTCTCGTATACAGCAACAGTCTTGGTGCAGTGACTAAAATGTCCAGTGTATCCGGTGCGTCTGTAGCGTCTGCTCAGTATGCTCACGAGGCTATAGGTGCTTACGGGCGAGTCTGGTGCGTAGGTAATGCCAGTGATGACAATACTATCTACTGGTCTGATCTGTTAGTAGGACACGATTTTTCTGGTGGGTCTAGCGGATCTATCGACGTATCTAAAGCATGGCCTAATGGGTTTGACAAAGTTGTAGCTATAGCGGCCCACAACGGTATGCTCGTGATTTTTGGTGAAAACAATACGCTTGTCTACGGTGGTGCAGAAAGTCCTGCGTCTATGGCGTTACAAGACACTATTCCGGGTGTTGGCTGTGTAGACAGAAAGAGTGTACAGAACATAGGAACAGATTTGTTGTTCTTAACTCAGACAGGTCTTAGGAGCTTGGGGCGCTCTATACAAGAGAAGTCCTTGCCTATTACCGACTTGAGCAGAAACATTAAGCAGGAACTGATTGCTAATACACTGGCTACAACAGAATCAGTTAGTACGGTGTACAGTCCTGAGAACTATTTTTATCTTCTGTGCTTTCCTGATTTAAACCTCGTGTACTGCTTTGATGTACGAGGGACACTGGAAAACGGTGCGTACAGGGTAACACGATGGCCTAGTGTAGACTTCAAGAGTTTTCACAGGGACAGAAACGGTGACATATACATAGGCACAACTGCTGGTTTAGGAACTTACGATAACTACTTTGACAACGGTAGTGTTTATCGTTTCCGTTACTTTAGCCCCGGCTTGAGCTTTGGTGATCCGTCTAAGATTAAGATGTTAAAAAAGATTAGACCTACGATTATTGGTGGTAACAACGCTGATATATTTCTTAAGTGGTCTTACGATTTTGAAACAGCAACCAGCACTAGCACATTTAGAACCAGCAGTGCTACACCCGGATTCTACGGGCAGTCTGAGTACAACGTAGCTGAGTACGCTGAAGAAGGTACAATTATTAGCCGTTCTTCTATTAACACAACAGGCTACGGCTCAGTAATCAGCGTAGGTCTTGAAACAGACATTAACGGCTACGCGCTGTCCCTACAGGAACTTAACGTATTAGCACTGATAGGTAAAACACTATGATTATGAATTACAATAAAAACAGAGGTACTTACTAATGGGTATTCTAGCCGACTTATTAGGGGACATTGCCGGTGACTTGTATGGAAACATACCGTCTGAGGTTAAGGAAGTTTACACGCAAACTCTTCCGTCAATAGATCCCGTCAGTATTTCGTTTCAGCCTTTTACGGTCATGGGTCCGAGTGCTGGTGTTGTTAGCGGAGGCTCATACACGGACCCCGATACTGGTCAGCCCGTTCAAGGAACTAGTTTTCAACTAGGAACAGAACAAGAGGCTATACGGTCTGCTCTAGAATTAGCGGCTAAAACAGCGCTGACTAGTACAACCAGCCCGTTGCCGAGGTTAGCCGAAAGTAATTTAGAAACTTTAGGCCTAACAGGTATTCAAAAAGGAGCTAGCCTGATTGGACAGGCGTATCCCGGAACAGCAGATTTACAACTAGCTCGTGCCAGAAATTACGCTTTAGGACGCGAGCTTCTTGGGGCGGCTGGAACACCTTTTGATTCTGGTATTGCTGAAAGAGAACAAGAGGTTTACAACCGCATACGAGGACTACAAACTCCTGACGAAGAACGCCAGCGTTTAGCCCTAGAAGAGAGATTAGCTAACCAAGGACGCCTTGGCGTACAAACCAGTATGTTTGGTGGAACTCCAGAAGCGTTTGCGCTAGCTAAAGCACAGGCAGAGGCACGTAATCAAGCGGCGTTTGCGGCTACAGAACAAGCACAACAAGAGCAACTCAGGAGAGCCGAACTAGGACGAGCGTTCCAAGAGGCTGGCATAGGCTCTGCTAGAGCAGAACAAGAGCTTGCTGGTGGTCAGTTTGGGCTAGGGTTCCAAGCGGCTACGGGAGGCTTAGGCGCTCTTCAGGCAATACAGGACGCTTACAGTCAAAGAGAGCAAAGAGGTATTCAATCCTTGCAGTCCTCTTACTTACCGCAAGCGGCTCAACTTTCAATGCTGTCTCCTGCAATTAACATCGCGTCGTTGCAAGATGTGGCACGAAGACAAGCCGGCGAGTACGCTTTAGAAGCTGACCTCGCTAACCTTAACGCCCTCATCGGTCAAAAAACCGGGTTGGCTAATCTGTACTCTGGTATGTTCGGCGGTGCTGGCGGTTTACTTAGCGCTGGAGCAAATTCTGCACTGAGCTTACTAGATATTTTGTTTGGAGATTAATACAATGGCTAGAGGATACGACATAGGTAGTTTGCTGGCTCGTAGTGGCGCAATACAGGGACAGCAGATGGCTCAAGGGTACAATCAGTTAGGGCAAGGACTCAGCGGCCTTTTCACGGGTGTGGCTGATGTTGTCGAACGTGGGCGTGAGAGAAAGCAAGAAGCCGCTAGTCAGCAACAGTTTCAACAGCTTTTAGAGCGATACAAGAATGACCCCGCTGGTATGCAACGTGAGGGTTTGATGAAAGCCGCCAGCAGTAACCCAACAGACCAGAGACTTGGACAACTGTTGTTGGAAGAGGCGGCTAGGATAGCGGGTGTTCGTCAAAAGCAAACACAAGCTTTAGAGGTTGCAGGACAACAATCACAAAAAGAAGCACAACGAAAGAGGGCTGTTCAGGTTGCTACACAAGCTAACGACCAAAACGCACTCGTTGCACTCAGGGCTGGTGCTTTGGACCCTGTGGAGTACCTGAGTAGAAGAGCAACAGCAGAACCCAAAGACAAATTTAAAGTGGTCGGAAACAGGGTCTTTAATACTGAAACAGAGCAGTACGTAGAGCCTGAAGCCGCCCCTGCAAGCAAAGGAATAAAAACAGTAGAGCGTAAGGACGGTTCAGTGTCTGTACTGGATGCTAATGACGGAACTTTGATTAGCACGTTGCCGCCTCCTGACACAACTGATGCAAGCCTAGAAGCATCTCTTAATTTGATTGCAAAAACCACTAGCTTTATTAAAGACGTAGATGACCTAATGGACCCTGAATTTGAAGAGGCTGGGTTTGTGGGCGGCGTACTTTCTAAGATTCCCGGTTCTGACGCTTACGATAGAGAAAAAGAACTGTTGTCTATCAGGGCTAGACTTGGTTTTGAACAGATAGACGAAATGAAAAGGCTGGCTAAGGAATCAGGAGCATCAGGGACAGGCTTAGGTCAAATTTCTAACATTGAATTTCAGTCTCTACAGTCTACTGTTGATGCCATATACGTAGGTATGTCAGCAGAGGCACAAAACAAAGCTCTAACGGCTATTAAAAAGCACCTGTTGAACGTACAGCAGTTAGCTTCTGGTGTTGCTCCTTCTGATGCTATTGATTGGTCAGCGCCCGAGTACAAAGCAACAGGATACCATCAGGACCCTGAAACCGGGGCAGTATTCTTTGCACCTAACGGAAGAAACGGGACAGTGTACAAGCTGGTCGATGGTAAGTTTGTTAAAGTAGGAGCTTAACGTAATGTCTCTTGCAGAAGATATGGAAGCATTTGAAAGAGCCTTTGGTGAACCCGCACAGGGCGAGCCTCTGGTGTCTGAAGAGCAAAAGAAAGAAATGCTGGTCGATGATGAGTCAGCGTTTGAAAGAGCGTTTGAGGCTGATGCAGTAGACGTATACAACTCTGATGTAGAGACAGAGGAATCGTCCCTTTGGAACAGGTTTTTCTCTGAGCCTTATCAAAGAGGTCTTGAGCGTCAAGCACAGACTATGCAGAGGTTGGGCCAGAGTCAGCAGGCAGGAACTATGTCCGGCATTGGTGCCGCCCTGAGTGATCCTGCGGTGCTTGAGGAGCAGTACAGGCAGTCCACAAACATTCCGTCTGTTCTCCTACAGACAGTCACTACGCCCCTAAGAATGGTCTTTGACTCTGCGTCTGAAATGGTTATGTTTGGTGCAGAGCAGGGCGTAGGTATGCTACCCGAAGGGCTGAAGGAGGGTGCCGCAGAGCAGTTTCAGGCACTGATGCAGACTAAAGGTGGACAACTGGCGTGGAACGCTGCAGGACAAGGTATGGAAGCGTGGGAGGAGTTCAAAGAAATCTATCCTAACGAAGCGGCTAACCTCGTTGCTGTCATGGACTTGGGCTTTACCAAGG